ATGCCTGCGCATGCGATGTAATTAGAGACATTACTTTATTTAAGAACCTCTGAAATCCCTTGTTCTTGCGAACATCACTCATCGGATAAGGTGTATTTGTCCAAATATTTGGTACAGGCACTAATGGAAATATATTTGTGTCCAAAACATTTTCATATAAAACAATTTGTCCAACAATGCATGTAACTTTAATTCGTGTTTGCTGTACTTGTACAATATCAAAAAGTCCATTATCAAACGCCTCCGAAGTTCTTTCATCAGCCAAAAGCTTTTCAAGACCATTATTATCTAAAACTTTCTCTTGACCAGATCGAAGATCAACAACACGGAAAAATGGCATTTTAACTTTTCTAAAATCTTCTATTAATCTATATTTTTCAGCTCCTTCTCCCCAATCATAATCTTTAACTAAGTCTGGTGTAAATGATGCTCCTTCATGTCTATTTTGAGATGATGGATAATCATCATCAGAAAAAGATATGTTTTCAATATTATCAATTAAAACATCACCATTTTCATCTGGAGTATTAAGCATTGGATAAGCATCTATCAATTGGTCTTTTGTGAGAACTGTAGATAATTGCATTCCAGACGCATCGTCAAACCATTTGCTACGACTATTGGGATCAACAACAACACGAAATGGATCAACATAAGTGAATTTAACCTCACCTCTACCATAATCATCTTCTGGATCAAGGTATCCATAAAAATAACCTAGACCAGAAACAGAAAAATCATGTATAACTTGTTTAAATACCTCATCACCATCAGAATTATCCCATATATATTCTAAAATTGTTTTCCATACATTTGCTAATTTTGCATCTGAGTCCTCTCTGCCTACGGCAGAAAATTTTGGTGGCTTTGAGGTGATAATAGCTTTGAACTGCTCAATAGCAGCATAGAGCCGATCAATGGGTAACCCCATTTGATTTCTCTCTGCAAGTTCTTTTGCTTCAGAGTCTGTAAAGTGATTGCCAAGATAGAAATCTATATCTTCTCTTGCCTGTACATCCCAATCAGCACGAGCATCAAACCAACGCCTCCAACGCTCTTTTATCTCTTCTGCTCTTTTATCTTGATCTATCATGTAATATAATTTACTGAATTATTAATTATTATGCAAATTAAGTGCGTTTACCTGTTATCCAATTATAAGCCTTACGTGCTTTCATGTAAGTCCCATCTTTTTGTTTCTCTTTTTTCTTTTTACCTGCTTTTGGATTTCCCCTTGCAAATTGTGTTGCAAGCCAAAAAGCATCAATTGTATCATCATGTGATCCTTTTGGAAAATCTAACAGCTCACCAATAAACTCATGATGTTGTTTTTTAAGGTGAACAGCTCCAGCTTTGAACATTGGTTGCAATCCCTCAAATAATCTATCTTTTTTCTTTTGCGTATATCCTTTAATTCCCTGTTCAATGCCTGGAACGAAAAGACCTTCTTTTTTACTACGTTTTTGCACATAGTCTCTTAACATCTCTTGATATGCAATTGTTTCAATATTCACTCTTCTTAGTGGAGAATACCTTTTAACCATCTCAAAAATCTTATCAGCACATTCCATTGGGAGGACTCGCTCACGCCAATACTCAATAACATAGTAATCATACTCCGCAGTGACACCAATAACCATAATAACGCTGTAATCGTTCCTACTACCAACAGTTGAAGCGGGATCGATACCCACATAAATATTGACATATTCTGTATGCCCGTCATCGAATTTGATATACCAACTTTCGGATGCTTCTTCAAATCTAATATCTCCCCTGTAAAATGCTCTATTAATATCTTCCTCTGCAAAAATCTGATCTTCTGGTGATTTTGCTTGATTCATATACTCCTGATAGAACTTTGCAGGAGTTCCACTATCAATATAGAATTGTTTACGATCTTCTAATTTCGATAATGGCCAACGAGACGGCCAAATAGTCTTACCATCTTCAATTGCTTTTTTAGTATAAACTGCCCAAGAATATGCTTCCCCACTCTTGCGAGCATCCCTCCAACCCGTAACCAACCCATTTAAGAAAGAATCCCAATGAACAATAGTTCCATTGCACCATAAAAACCCATTCTTGTCAAAGTCGATTGCTGGAAACACAGCTGCTGTAACCCAGTTCTTAATCTGTTGTCTAGCCTCAGGAGTTTTAGTATTTAGTTCTGATTCAAAATCATCAAGCACCATCCCCGTAAAACGAGTAGATAATTGCTTTTTACCTCTTAACCGCTGATTAGCTCCTTTTGCTATCATTCTACAGCCATTCGTTAAAGTAAACTCAGATTTCGTCCATTTGTTCCCTTGAAGATCACCAAAATAATAATGTATGGCTGGATTAAGTTCTATATGGTTCATTACCCAAGATAAATTATCAATTGCTTGGTCTTGTGCTTCACCGATCCATGCAATAAATTCAGGTTCATCTTTCTTTGTAAACAGAAAGCGATGAAGGATTGCAGTAGCTGCTAACGTAGATTTTGCATGGTCACGAGGTAATACAAGTCCTAATTGTTGAATTTTTCTATCTAAAAGTAACTTCCCTACTTCCACATGAAAATTAGGTGTAGCAGAAGCAAGGAAGTCCTGAGGAGAGAAAAGTTTACCAAAGGCAATGAGATCAGTATATGCTGTTGAAAGCATTTCTTCATTTTTAGAAACATCGCCATTTAAATTTAAATTAGCCAATTAATGCCTTACTATTTCAACAGCCATGGAAACATAAGCATGAATCAATTGCATCATGTAATTAACATCACGTAATATTAAAAATAATAATATTATCATTAAAATCATCCATGCTATTGATATTAGTTTACTTATGTCTATTTTCATAAATTATGTGTTCACAAACGTCTTCTTCACAATTATAATTATTTTTATGTCCAAAATGAAAATGATCTACTTCACAGTACTTTGGGCAAAAATCATACCCAGAAACTCTAACCATTAACGTATCTCCATTTCCAAGTGCTTGTGGTTTTGGTTTTATTCTGTCTGTTTCCCATGCTATAAAACCAGCCATTAAAATCATTAATAGTGTCTGACTTAACACTATTTCTTGCCAAAAACAAATACCCCGATATTTAAACAACCAATTGCGAAAACAAGCCATGTCCCACCCATATGCCACGTGTAGAGATTAAAAAACCCTACAGCTAGGTTTAATAGACGTAACTTGTTTCGTTTTGTCATTTTAATTCAAAATGTACGAGGTCGTCAAAATTATTGTCTGAAAGTTCTGTATCTCCATCCCAGTCGCCACCCCATCTAATTGGAGTGTTCAAACGCCAGGCTACACCTTTTACAAAACCAGCGAAATAACTAAACCGCTCTCTGTCTTCCCAATCTATTGGATATGGTGCAACATCAACAGCTGACGATGGTTTTTTGTTATGCTTACCTTTTGGCCACTTAACTTGTGAATTGCCCTCTCTGTAAGCTTTGTTTTGATCTTCTTCACCTCTATGACCTACCAATATTGAACAATCAAATGCTTTTACTACCTCATTAAAAAGCAATTGCAACTTTTCATCGCAGGTTTGTAGACGTTTTTTAGATGTTTTTCCAAATTTTGCCACTATGCTTCTCCTGTCATGCCATCTTTACCTTTAAATTTTGTTAAATGGTTATCAGTATCAAATTCAGAGTTACAATGAGGACACAGCCAACCAATAACTTCATCATAATCACCAAGTAAGCCCACTCTTTGAGTATAAGTATCATCTAAATACAAATCTTCCGTACAAATTGGACAAGGATCAACTGTTTTATTCTTTTTCGTCTTTTTCGGCGTGGGCGATAAGTTCTGGTTCTCCATGCTTTTTAACCTCCTCTAGCTGTTCAGGTGAAAAACCTGACCAAATCGTAACTTGCTCAGATTTCTTGTCTTCAGTATCAAATAATCCAGACATTTTAGCTAAACTATCAAGTGCTTTAAGTTTATGAGTATCATTTTCAGCCATGTCAGCAATTGTTTTATATCTTTCGATAATATATTCTGGAGTTGCATTATATTCTTCCAATAGTGTAAGAATTTCTTTTTTTACCATTTTTTGAATTGTCTCCGTTTTTAAGAGTTTATCTGTTCTATTTTTTATGTATGTATCATTTTTAGCATCAGGATACACACGCTTGTAC